TACTAAACAAGAAACTGCTAAAAACATGGTAACTAAGGTAAGATTTGCTTATGACCAATTACCAAAATGGTTGCAAATAAAAACCTCAGAACATAATAAATTATCATTACGTTTAGCAAATGGATCTCAAATTAAAGCAGTAGCAGCAAGTCAAGACGCAGGTAGATCAGAAGCAGTATCTTTACTACTAATAGATGAGGCAGCTTTTATTGATGGTATTGATGAGATATTTGCCTCAGCTCAACAAACACTAGCTACTGGTGGTGGGTGTATAGCACTATCAACACCCTATGGTACTGGTAACTGGTTCCATTCAACTTGGGCTAAAGCAGAAGCAAGAGAAAACACATTTTTACCTATTAGATTGCCTTGGACAGTACATCCTGAAAGAAACCAAGAATGGAGAGATGAACAAGACATAGTATTAGGACCTAGAATGGCAGCACAAGAATGTGATTGTGATTTTAGCACCTCAGGTGATACTGTTATAGAACCAGATGTATTAAACTTTTATGAAAGTACCTACATACAAGAACCCGTTGAAAGAAGAGGTATAGATGGAAATTTGTGGGTATGGCAAATACCCGATTATTCTAGAGATTACATAGTAGTAGCCGATGTTGCTAGAGGTGATGGGAATGATTTTTCGGCATTCCATATATTTGATATAGAAGAAGCAACCCAAGTAGCAGAATTTAAGGCACAAATACCAACAAAAGATTATGGTAATTTACTATTTGCTATGGCTACAGAATATAATGATGCTTTACTTGTAGTAGAAAATGCGAATATTGGTTGGGCTGTAATACAACAACTAATAGATAGAGGATATAGAAATTTATATTATTCTCCTAAAATGGATGTATCAATGACTAATGCAGACCAATACCTATCTAGATATGAAAATAGCCAAGGTATGGTTCCTGGATTTACTACATCAATGAAGACAAGACCACTTGTAGTCTCCAAAATGGTTTCGTATCTTCATGAGAAATCTGTTACTCTTCGTTCTAAAAGATTATTAGAAGAGTTAAGAACGTTTGTGTGGAAAAATGGTAAAGCACAAGCACTATCAGGTTATAACGATGATTTAACTATGGCATTAGGAATAGGAATGTTTTTAAGAGACACTGCTTTACATTTTAGACAACAAGGTGTAGATATGGCAAGAGCAGCATTAGGAGGAATACATTCAACAAATTATCAAGCACCAGTAATTTATAGTGGTGGAACACCAACTAAAAATCCATATGAAATGGAAAACCCATACGGAGATAAAGAAGATATCTCTTGGTTATTGGGTTAATATTTATTATATATACTATACACAATGGCAGACACTTCATTATTTGGTAGACTAAGAAGATTATTCTCTACAGATGTAGTAATAAGAAATGTTGGAGGAAATCAACTTAAAGTAATAGATTCTAACCAAATACAATCCTTAGGTCAACTACAAACAAATTCACTATATGATAGATTTAATAAATTATATAGTACGGTTGGTGGTTTAAACTTTACAAATCAACAACAAATTAATTTTCCTTCTACTAGAATCCAATTATATACAGACTATGAAGCAATGGATACTGATTCTATTGTTGCTTCTGCATTAGATATAGTATCTGATGAATCATGTTTGCGAAATGATATGGGCGAAGTATTACAAATTCGTTCAGCTGATGAAACAGTACAAAAAATATTATACAATCTATTTTATGATGTTTTAAATATCGAGTTTAATTTATGGTCTTGGACTCGTAACATGTTAAAATATGGTGATTTTTATCTTAAATTAGAAATATCTGAAAAATTTGGTGTATATAATGTAGTACCATTTTCTTCTTACACTATTATTAGAGTAGAAGGTAGCGACCCTGCTAACCCTTCAGATGTAAAATTTAAATACGATCCTAGTTATTCAGTATCTGAAAACCCACTAGGGTTCCAACAAATATCACCTTCAGTAGGTGTAAATACGGGTGATGAAGTATTTTTTGATAATTATGAAATGGCTCATTTCCGTTTATTATCAGATTTCAACTATCTGCCTTATGGACGTTCATATCTTGAACCAGGTAGAAAAGTTTGGAAACAAATGACATTGATGGAAGATGCAATGTTAATTCACCGTATTGTACGTGCGCCTGAAAAACGTACTTTCTTTGTAAATGTAGGAAATATTCCACCAAATGAGGTAGAGACTTACATGCAACGAATGATCAACAAAATGAAAAAAACACCTTATGTTGATCCAAATACAGGTGATTACAATTTAAAATTCAACATGCAAAATATCCTAGAGGATTTTTATATTCCTGTTAGAGGTGGAGATGCAACTACAAGAATCGAGACCACAAAAGGTCTAGATTACGCTGCTATTGAAGACGTTACATATTTAAGAGACAAACTATTTTCAGCACTTAAAGTGCCAAAAGCATATTTAGGATATGAAGGTGATTTAGAGGGTAAAGCAACATTAGCTGCTGAAGATATTAGATTTGCCCGTACAGTAGAACGTATTCAAAAAATATTAATATCTGAATTAACTAAAATTGCTTTAGTTCATTTATATGCTCAAGGATATGATGGGGCTGCTTTAACAAACTTTGAATTACAGTTAACTACTCCTTCTATCATTTATGATCAAGAAAGAATAGCATTATTAAAAGAAAAAGTTGATTTAGCTCAACAAATGACTGAAACTAAATTAGTACCTTCTGATTGGATTTATGATAACATCTTCCATTTTAGTGAAGATCAATATCAAGAATATAGAGATTTAATTATTGAAGACCAAAAACGTGCTTTCCGTAGAGAACAAATTGCTACAGAAGGAAATGATCCTGCAGAAACAGGAGAAGCTTATGGTACTCCACATTCATTAGCATCGTTATATGGGGCTGGCAGATACCCAGGAGCAAAAGGTGTACCACAAGGTTACGATGTAAACGATCCAAACTACCCAGAAGATGCACTTGGGCGTCCTAATGAAAAAGCATCAGATTATAATACTCAAGATAGTAACTTAGGTAGAGATACATTAGGTGTTAACAGAATGAAAGCTAAATCAGGAGAAGAAGAAAAACCTGGATTATCTAACACTGGAGTAACTTTAGAAAATTTAAACACAAAAGCTATATTTGCTAAAAATAAAAAAAGTTTAAAATCTATGTTTCCTAAACAAAAGGTATCACTTTTTGAAGGAGAAAAACTATTAGATGAAGATCAAATTCGTGAAGAAATAAAATAATTTCAATATTTATTATCAGTAGCGCACTACTTATGAAAATAAAACATAATAAATACAAGAATACTGGTATTCTTTTTGAATTACTAGTACGTAAAATTACTGCAGATACTTTATCAAGTGGTAATTCAAAAGCAGCTTCACTAGTAAAAAAATATTTCACTAAAAGTGAGCTAGCTAATGAAAATAAACTCTACCAGACTATTAACAATTCAATCTCTTTAACAGAAGGTAAAGCAGAAACTGTATTATCTACAGTACTTGAATTATCTAAAAAATTAGATAGAGATAGATTAGCAAAAGAAAAATACAATTTAATTAAAGAAATTAAAGAAAATTTCGATTTAAATGACTTCTTTCAAGCTAAAATTAAAAATTATAAGTTACTAGCTTCTACTTATGTTCTGTTTGAATCATCAAACAACAAAGACTTCGGAAACCCCGAATCAATCATTACCTCAAAAATTACCATTTTAGAACATATCACTTCTACCCCAGATTCTAAAATGTCCTTATCCCCATTAGTAGAAGAACTAATGTCACTAGATAAAGGCACACGTGCGCTTACCTATAAAATAATGCTCGAAAAATATAATACAAAATTTGACGGGCTATCTAAAGAACAAAAAGAAGTATTAAAAGAATACATAAATAGTGCAAGCGACGCTCCAAAACTCAAAGAATTTTTAAATTCTAGATTTACAGAGATATCTACTAGGCTGAAAGAAAACGTAGATAAAATAGAGGAGCCTGCACTAAAAATAAAAATCCAAGAGGTTATAAATTTAATTGACCCTATTCTAGAATCTAGAAAGCTTAAAGATGATCATTTAGTTGCGCTATTACAATATCTTGAACTTTCTAAGGAAATAGAAACAGTATGAAATTAAAGATAAAAGGATTAAAAAAAGAAATGAGCACCACAGGTACTGGTGCTTCTTTTACACCTGGTGCGGGTGAGCAATACTCTTCACCTAAGTCTTTTAAAAAACGTGATGAAATAGGAGAACCTTTTACTACTCCTAATCCTTCTATCCCTAATAGAAAATCTAAATTTATAGATTATAAAAAATTATTTGAGAAGACTGTTGAAGAAGTAACTAATAGTCAAGCTGATGCTGGATTAAATACTGGTATTGATATGGATAGTTTAGATGCTGCCTCAGTATTAGAATTAGCTAAAGTATCTAAAGGTGATTTTAAAATAGGAGATACAGCTGTTGAAAAGGGAACCAAATACACTGTAGTAGATATAGACCCAGTTACAGGTAGAATTGAATGGAGTGTAGAAAACGTACCCGCTTTTGATTCAGTATATAAAGAATTTGATGAATTAAGAAAAGCAATAGCTACTCTAGATAGAAAAACTGATGATGAAGTTGTAGATGATATAGCTGCTAAAATTAAAGCTGAATTTAATAGATATAGAACTCATATTAGAAAAAATTATCCTGAAGAATACAAAAGATTTCAGACTAATGAAAATATAAATGAAGAAAAAGGAGTATCTAGAGGTATATTATTAAGATTAATTAACAATATAGGTCCAGATAGATTTGCTGATATTATTGCTGATTTAAGAGATGAAAATTTACAAGATCAAATAGTAGCGGCAATGAATATGTACACTAAAGATGGTACAGATTACATTAAACCTGATGTGTTAAATGAAGCCAGATATTCTCAATTTAAAACTGAAACAAAATTAAGAACTCCAACTGAACAAATACACAGAGCAGTTAGAGAAATTAGAAGAAAAATAGATGAGATAGTAAAAGTAGTAGGACATACAGAAAGAATGAAGAGTGAATTAAAACAAAGTAATGAAGGTATGTCATATTTAAAGAGAACTCGTAATGCTATTAACACTATATCTGAAAAATTACAAGAGTTAAATAATAGAATAAAAGGATTAACTGAATAGTGAGAGGAATCGGTAATATATTTCAAAAAAACAAAAAAAGAAGACCTGGTGTTCATGCTAAAAGCAAGTCATCACATTTAAAAAGTAGTAAAAATTATGTCAAGACTTATAGAGGTCAAGGCCGATAAATATTTATATACATGACAACACAAGAATTATATAATAAGGTATTAGCTAAAGAAGTAACACAGCAAAAATTTCTATATGAAGTTCGTAGAGATATTAATTTACCTTTTATTACTTCAAGTAATAATTTTGAAGATACTGTAAAAATCTTAAAAAATAAAGGCATAATCTCAGAAAAAAAATTAGCTACTGGTAAACAAGAAGTTGAAATTATTTCTAAAACTATTGATATGGTTAACCCATATGAATATTCTAGAGGTATGGACTATGAACTTGCTGTTGTTGTAGATTCTATAGGAAATAGAGTATCAAAAACTAATTCTGGTGATAGTGTGCATGAAGAAGATATTACTTACGAAGACATATTAAAAGCACAAAAGAAAGTTTTAAAAAATCTTACTAAAAATCCTAACTACTACTCTCAAAAATTAATTCCTCAAATGGAAGGTGAGAGTGAATACGAAGTAGAGGTAAATTCAAAATCAATAGAGGCTTTAAAAAAAAAAGCAGGAAAAATAATTCGTGAGCATGGTGAAGATTATGAGAAAGTATCCAAAGTTATGGGTAATGTTTCTCCACTAGAAGAAGACGATAAAACTCAAGCATTTGTAATGGCATTAGACATGTACAAGAATGCTAAAGGTACTGCTGACGAGAAAAAAGCACTTGATAATTTAGAAAAAGTATCTCAAGATTCATTGGGTGTTAAATTACCTTTAGAAGGAGTTGATATTGAAGAACAACAATTAGGACTTAACTTCCCAGATGATTTTCAAAAAGCTGATTATGATAGATTAGATTTTTCTCAAAGAAGAGAATTATTTATGCAAGCTTTAAAAAATTGGAGAGATGCAGAACCAAATGATAGACAAGTAGCTAAAGAAAATTTAGTTAGAATTGCAAATGCCGTTGGTGTAGATATAGATGTTGACGACTTAATGGAAAGAGGAGATACAGACTATGATAGAGCTAAAGACGCTAAAAGATTAGGTAAAAAAGGTGAAGAAAATATATATGGTGCAGGAGTAAAGAAAGGTGAAGAAATTGCTGCTAAAAAAATGGCTGCTAAACGTGAAGCAATCTATGAAAAATATGCTAATGAATATGGTGTAGATGTAAATGAGTTAAAAGATAGATTAGAGGCATATAAATTAGAAAGAGAAGCTATTGAAGTAGAAGATGAAGATACAGCAATTGCAGTGCAAAAAAAATCACCTGAGGCTGACGTTAGAATAGTAAATAAATAACAATGGCACAAACATTATTAATAGAATATTCGGTATTCACACCGAAAAACACTCAAATTACTGAGGGTATTTCTGGTAATAAGAACATGATGGTTGAAGGTGTTGTTCAACGTGCCGAAGAATTTAACCACAACGGAAGACGCTATCCATTTGAGATATTAAAAAGAGAAGTAGATAAATATATTGAAGGCCCTATTAATGAAAATAGAGCACTTGGTGAACTAGACCACCCAGAATCTTCTGTTATTAATTTAAAAAATGCTTCTCACAATATTAAAGAATTATGGTGGGATGGTAATGATTTAATGGGTAAAATAGAAGTTTTACCAACACCTTCAGGTAATATTTTAAGAGAATTATTTAATAATAAAATTACTGTTGGAATATCTTCAAGAGGAATGGGTTCTGTTAAACCTTTAGGTGAAGGTAGAGTAGAAGTAGATGATGACTTCGAACTATTATGTTGGGATTTTGTCTCTACACCATCTACACATGGAGCCTTTATGAAACCTACAGGATTAAATGAAAATAGAAACTATTCTACTAACAAATATTCAAAACTTCAACAAATAGTTTCAGATATTATCTGTACTCAATCAGGTATTTGTTGCCTTCGCTAAAAGCTTCCTGTTTTTTAGAATCTTTATATATTTATCTACAGATAAGATAGATATTCCCAATAATATCTCACTCTAATAAAACACACTTATATTACTTCCAAATAAGTAATCTCAAAAAATTTTTATAATGTCAAACACAAAGTTTTTCAACGATGCTATCGCTGAAGCTAAAGCTATTCGTGAGACTGCTCTAGCCAATGCCAAACTCGCTCTTGAAGAGGCTTTTACTCCACAAATCCAATCTATGCTTGAAAAAAAACTTCAACAAGAAGCTGACGAGTTAGATGAGGAAAAAGATCTTGACGA